AATTAGATGGTGATCAGATTATAATAAATACTGATAGAATTATATTATCTGCTCGAGCAGGTGAAATGATTTTCTATTCAAAAGGAAATTGGGGATTTATTTCGGATGGATTCATGTCAATTGATAATGGTGAAGCTGGTGCATATCTTAACTTTAATGGTGAATTTACATTAAACACAAATGATAATGACATGTATTTTCTTGGTGGAAGTGGAAAGATATATTTGAATATAGAATCTGATTCCGAACCACTTATACGTGGAGAAACACTTAAAGGACTATTAGAAGAATTAATTGATGCCATAAATAAACAAGTATATTCAACACCAGCAGGGCCTACTTCGGTTGGGCCGATTAACGCCCCTGTATTTGAAAGTATTAAGGCTAAATTACAAACAATGTTGTCAACCTTAAATTTTACTGAATAATGTCATATTCTCTTTTCAAAACTAATATGAAATCAATGATGGATGATCCAGATAGTATCGGGAATTTCCAACAATTCGGTAAGAAATTAACAGACGAATATGATTTGTTAATTAAACGTGGATTTCAAAGTCAAATAGATTCTGTACCAATCGATTCAGCAAATAAACCAGCTATGGAACAATTGGTAAATTTAGCGTTAATGGCTATGTTACAACAAAAAGAGGGTGAACATAGTATAGTATTTGAAATCGGTAAAGGTATCATTATGTATTGGACGGGTGCTTCATTAAGTAGTATGCCACCACCAATAACACCAGCTATTGGATCTATTGTGAACGTATCAACCGTATCAGCTCCTGTTCTAAATTCAGGTACATTTCCAAATTTAGGGCCGAATTCACCAACGGAAGATACCGCTGATTTAATAGATAATTTAATTGATGCTATCACCATTCATTTAACAACAATCACAGGATTATATAACACTATATCATTATATCCAGCTGTACCAACACCCACACCAGCTCCAGGTGTCCTGCCATGGACTGGATTTACCATCCCGTAACACATTAATTATGGTGTAATAGTAAAAATATATAAATGATATATTTATACTTAGACAACAAATTATAATGTAAAATGGACGTAAGAAAATTAAGAAAACTTATTGAACGAGTAGTTGCTAAGGAAGTTAAAAAACAATTACCTATACTACTTGAACAAATGGGCACAGCTCATTCAAATAAGAGATTAACTGAAGTTAATGAGGTTGAGGTGGATCCGTTTAAATTAGCCAATGCTGTATTAGAACAAGACAGAGGCGTTGTGAATTCCACGCCACCACCAAATCTCAAAATGAAACTATTAAGTTCAAACCCAGTGTTAAATGAGATTTTGAACGAAACAACACCATTTAATATGACACCGATGGATTCAGCAATACCAGTTGATTCAGATGATAAAACTGTAAATTTCAATACAAATATAGCTGAAGGTGGCATTGACGGTCTTAAAGCTCAAATGGCACAAAAAATGGGATATGAAACACCGGCACCAAACAATACACCAGAAAATAATGGTATGGGTGTTAGTACCGGTTTAGCAGGATTAGATAGAATATTAAATCGGGATAACTCGGAATTAGTTGCTAGATTCAAAACAAGATAATAATATGAACTATTACGTATATAAACTAACAGACCCAATATTGGGAATATATAAAATTAGCAAGTGAATCACTTGGTATAAACAGATGCAATATTGGTAGATGTTGTAGTGGTGCATTGAAAACTTGCGGTGGTTTTAATTGGAAATACGATAAAGGAGATTGATTTATGTCATATGAAATAGGTTCGAAACTAGTAAAAGATACGGTTGAATTTAATAACTATGCCTATGGTATTGTGTTACCTGTACAACGTGGTAATACTGGATATTTTAGACAAGCATTTACTTCGTATGATCAGGCACGTGCAAACTTATTGAATTTATTATCTACAAAACGTGGTGAACGAGTAATGCAACCATTATTTGGAACAGGACTCCATTCAATATTATTTGAACCAATGGATGATGCATTTGAACAAAAATTACAAGATACTATAATCGAGAGTGTTAACTACTGGTTACCATATATCACGGTTAAAGATATAGATGTTGATATGACGGATGTAATGAAAGATAATTATACATCAAATTTGAAGATTGGATTTACGGTCGGTACAGATATAACATTACAAGAAATAACATTTACAATACAAGGATAACAAGTAATGGCATTAAATAGCATAACTAAAAAACGTAATCAGGGAAGGGATATAAAATATCTTAACAAGGATTTTGAAAGCTTTCGTAAAAACTTAATTGAATACACGAAAACATATTTTCCTCAAACTTATTCTGATTTTAACGAGTCATCACCTGGAATGATGTTCATGGAAATGGCATCGTATATTGGTGATACATTGTCATACTACATTGATGATTCATTGAAAGAATCAATGATGTTATATGCTGAGGATAAAGAGAATGTGGTAAACTTAGCTAGATATCTTGGATATAAGTCAAAAGTTACAACACCTGCGTTAGTACAAATAGCAGTATATCAATTAGTACCATCGGTTGGTACTGGTGATGAAAATTCACCTGATTCGAGATTTTACTTACGTATACGTGAGGGTATGTTAGTAGAATCACGTGATACAAGTACATTATTTAGAACAACGGAATTGTTGGATTTTAATGTAGTAGATGGACGAGAAATTAGTGTTCATGAGGTTAGTTCCGTAACAGGCGAACCAACTTTTTATCTAATAAAGAAATATGTAAATGCTATCTCAGGTACACCAAAAACAACAACAAAGATATTCACATCACCAGATCAATTTTCTGAAATTGTTATTGGTGATACCAATGTGATTGATGTGTACGATGTTCGTGATTCAAATGATAACAAGTGGTATGAAGTACCATATATGGCACAAGAAATGGTATTCGTTGACTACGCACTATCAACACAAACTGATTCAGGTTTAAGTACATACAGTACATCGGTATCAAATATATTACGATTAATTAAAACATCACGAAGATTTACTACTCAGGTAAACTCGGATAATACCACAACATTGGTATTTGGTGGTGGAAATTCAACAGCTGGTGATGAAACTCTAATACCAACCTTTAAAAATGTTGGTTTGGGGTTACAATCATCAATAGATAAATTAGGTGCATCATTTGATCCAGCCAATTTCTTAAAAACACAATCATACGGACAAGCACCAGCTAACACTACATTAACAGTATCGTATTTAGTAGGTGGTGGTGTTGATTCAAACGTAACAGAGGGACAATTAACACGCATACAATCAATTGAGTTTGAGGATGATACCAGAGTATTCTCAGCCGATCAAGACCGTTTATATCAAAGAATGAAAACTACTATAGCAGTTGAGAACGAAACGGCTGCTACGGGTGGAAGAGGTGCAGAAACCGTTGAGGAAATTCGACAAAACGCACTGGCAACTTTTGGTTCTCAAAATAGAGCCGTAACAAATCAAGATTATCACGTGAGAGCATTATCATTACCACCAAAATATGGTGGTATTACTAAGGCACACGCAACCTCAACCAAAACCCCAGGTCATAACTCATATACGGTTGATTTATACATCTTGGGATATAATTCTGATAAAAAATTAGCTTCATTAAATACAGCTGTTAAGGAAAATTTACGAACTTATATCAATGAGTATAAGATGTTAACTGATTCTATTAATATTATTGATGGATTTATTGTAAATATCGGCGTAGATTTTGAGATAAGAGTATACGGTGGTTATAATAAACGAGAGGTATTAGTGAGGTGTATCGAATCGGTTACTGATTATTTTAATATTGATGATTGGACATTTAATATGCCAATTAACATAAGTGAACTAGAATTAATGATATCAGGTATTGAGGGTGTACAATCTGTACCGAAGTGTGATATTACTAATAAATCTCAAGGCACATACTCACGGCATTCATATAATATAAATGAGGCCACAAAAAATAAAATGCTTTATCCAAGTTTAGATCCATCAGTATTTGAGGTTAAATATCCAGGTACTGATATACAAGGTAAGGCTGTGTAAAAAGTAAAGGAAATACAATGTATTATTTCATGACAGCATCAAAAGATGCAACAATATATAAACAACAAGAAACCCAAAACTCTGGGTTAGATGAGGTATTAGAAATTTCAAAAACCTACGTGGGTTCGTTGTTAGATATAGCACATACGTTGATTAAATTTGAAACGAGTACGGTTGATTCATTGATATCAAATGGTGAGGTGACTGCATCTTCGGTAGAACTTATTCTCCGTGAATGTGAAAGTGATGCGGTTCAAACTGAATATTCGGTATACGCACATCCAGTATCACAATCATGGGAAATGGGACTCGGTACTAGATTTGATGATGTTACTGTAAATGGTGTAACGTGGAATCGAAGAAGAACCAACACAAACTGGTTATCAGGTAGTTATGCCACGGGAACAACGGGTTCAGCAACAGGTGTTGGTGGAACTTGGTACACGGGTTCAGAGGCAACACAATCATTTAATTATCAAACAACGGATATAATGATGGACGTTTCATCATCATTATCAGATTGGATAGAGGGTACAATTCCAAATGAGGGATTTATATTGAAATTAAGTGCAACTGCTGAAAATAATGTATTGGATTATGGACAACTTAAATTCTTTGGTAAAGAAACGAATACCATATATCAACCTACAATTCGTATAGGGTGGGACGATGCAGTATTTGCAACGGGTTCATTGACTGAATTAACGGCAGCTGATATTTCAATTAGATATAAACGATTAAAAACAAGATATAAAACAGGAAGTACACCACGAATTACAGTAATAGGACGTGAAAAATATCCATTAAAAACATATACATCACAATATTCATATACTGATGTAAAATATTTACCAAGCACTAGTTATTATCAGATTAAAGATGCAGTAACACAGGAAATACTTATACCATTTAGTGATTACACTAAGATTAGTTGTGATTCAACTGGTAACTATTTCAAGTTGAATTTAACTAATTGGCCTGTTAATAGGGATTACTACGTTGAGATAAAAATCAATAGAGATGGTGTAATAGAACATTTTACGAATGATGATTTAACATTTACATTAGAGGAGTAATCAACAATGAATGAAACAGTTAGTATAAAACGAAGTATAACTATTGGTGATGTAAAAGGCCTTGTTGAAAATGCTCGTTATATTGAGGGTGAACTTAAAAAAACCATTGATGTGAGTATTACCGAGTTAATAAAACCGCGGTCTAAAAAGAAAACTGCACTCGTGTTAAAATCCGCTTATACTGAATTACAACGTAAATATGATGAATTATTAAGTAGGGCTGATGAATTGAGTAAACAACAAAATAAATCACAACAAACAATAACTAACTTACAATCATCTACTGAATCAGCAATTCAAACATCTGATGCGGATAGGAAAAGACGTGAACAGTTAGAATTGGATGTTATAAACAATAACAACAACCGCGTTGACTCTATTAACGAGTTAAACGAATTAAAAGAACAATTATTACAATCAAAACTTGATACCGTTTCAGCAAAAATAGATAGAGTTAGTAAACGAGATGAGGTGATACCAAACGATAAAGACAAAAGTAGTGATACTATAATTACACAAAAGAAATCAATTGTTCCAGATATAGTAAAATGGCCAGTTCGGGGCAGTCTTAAATAACATTTATAATGGCAATATCACGATTTAAAGAAATAATAGATAATAAGGGATATAAAATAACCTTAGCTGATAGGACGATTTTTGAACGAAGTGTTACTAAATCGCCGTTTGGGTTGGATAGTACATTACCCAATCAACATAATAATACTGATGTTATTGAATTTATGTTATTCGATTCAAACAACAATCAATTACCACAAGGTGATTCGGGTAAACTAGTTAGATACGTTTATTTAGATGATGCAAATATTAATGAATATATTACAATATCAACCGTAGATGATAATAGACACATTGATTCAAATCAATATGTAATAAATGCAGAAAAATTAATTAAAGACGCGGGATATTCAAATGGGATATTTAACGTACAAATTACTTTATTAAATAGACGTATTGGAACTGATATAACAATTGAGGATAAATTATGGATACATGATATATCACCATCACGAACTGAAATACGTGTGATACCTGTAAAGGGTAATACTGATGATACTGTTATAGCTGATTTACAAGAGCGATATAATCTTTTTTTAAAAGATGGACAGTTTAGAGATGATACAATGCACTTTGTTCATGAATTCATAGAACAAATTAATTTACACAAAGTATTATCTAACATGTTAACATCACGTGGTGATACAATTTCTAGTAAATCATATATTGATATAATTAAAGATGAATTTAAGATTTATGATTTTGATAAATTTCTTAATGATGTTCGTTCAACATATATAGAAGCTATGATTTACTTTGTATCAAATTGTGATTATAATCCATTATCATTAAATTATGGAAAACCATTACCTGATGATGTTAGTGTAGCATTATCAGTAATTGAGATATATGATACAGCCGTGGATATTATTGCATCCGTAGTTGATTCTGTATTACCATATCGTGAAATTATCAAAGACAGTGTTTTTGTTGAAGAAACCAATGTTAATATTGATGAACTGAAGGAAGTTATTAAGAGTGATAAAATAATTGAACCCCGTGAAATAAAAGAAATCATACATAAACGTCCTCCACGTGAGGATGAACTAATACCTGACACATTAGTTACAAAAACATTTTATATGTGGTCTGATAGGGGGTACATTGAATACGTTAACGAACACAAAAAACCAACCGTGATTAAAGGTGTTGAATATGATGAATTAAATATATCATATATTGGTAAACCTAAATTTACGGGGGATATCCGTGAAATTCAAAAAATGAAGATATCGAATAAGATTTGTAATGATCCACGTGCTTCTAATTATGGTGAGGTGGGTGTATGTGAATATAAACAAATAGATATGATTACTCATAAATTACCTGAAGATAAAAATATCACGGTATACAAGAAAACAAAGAAAAATAAGAAATTAACGATAGATGGTAAAGTGGGTTTGCGTGTGGAATAACAACTAAAACTACGGGTCAAACAAAAGATAATTAATTATATTTATAAAAGATGATAGATTCACTATAATGGCAGAATCAATACAAAATACAACATCACGTGAAACATTAGGTTCAAAATCGGAAACTGGTTTAAGTACTCGTACAAATACTGAATTGCTCAAACTAACTGTACCAGATAAAGCAATTGAGGTAGATACAACAACGGGTGAATCTATTAAAATTATACGAGGTTGTACCGATCCTAAATCATTAAATTATAACCCAAATGCAACTGTCGATGATGGTAGTTGTGCTTATTTACCACCTACGGATAATATAGTAGTGGTATCGGTAAATAGTACACCTAAAGGTACAACAATTCAAATTGATGGAATAGATACAAATAAAATAACACCATCTCAATTACGATATACTGATAAAGAATTATTAACACCACGTGTAATAACCGTTATTAGACCAGGCCATATTACACTTACAAAATATAGAATAA